ATCCTCGTCCGCCTCCGCACGCGCTCTGGCGCTGCGGATGGCCGCGCCCATGCGCACGCCGACATACTGCAGATCTACGGTGCTGGCCTTGCCAACGTCGTCGGGCTTGCGCGGGATCTTTTGCGTGTGCTTGTGATCCGGTGCAGCGGCGATGTCCGCGCCGTCGGAGATGATGTACAGGATGATCTGGATCACGCCAAGGATGATGCGGCCGAGGGAAGCGACGTCTGAGACGGTGCTGATGTCGACGCCGACGTTTTCGCGCGTGCGATCCAGCGTGGACCGCACGCAGTCGCCGATCGTGCCTGACGGTACAAGGTGCAGCACATGCGGGACGGTGCCCTGCATATCATCGTACACCCACTGCACGCGCAGCTCCGTGGAGTTGTAGTTGACATCGTAGTCGATCCATGCAAAAAAGCCGTCGACGCCGGGCAGCTCCGGGTGGTGTGCCTTGACATAGATGCAGGGGTACGGCAGGTGCAGCAGCAGGTCGACCGGCAGGACGTCGGTGTCCGCCATGTCCTCCGCCTGGGCAAAAAGCATCTCGGCCATGTCGTCGTCGACGGCGTAGATGATGCGGCTGCGACGCCACGCCCAGCAGGCCGTCAGCTCCGCCGACATGGCTGCGGCATCCAGGTCGCTTCGGCCGCGGGCGTAAGTAAGGTAGGTGTAGGCGGCGTTGATCGGCAGCGGGCAGTAGTCCGGCCACGAAAAGCCGTCCTCGCCGTTGGCGGTCGCGCAGCTGTCAAGCTGCCGATAGGCGTCCGGGCAGCTGCGCAGCCACTTGCGCAGCAGCGGCAGCGGGGTTTCGCGGTCACGCATCTGTATCGCCTCCAAGCTGCGCCCTCAGCGCACGCTCGACGTACTCGGATATGCTGCAGCCGGCAGCGGCCGCGGCGCGGCGCACCATATCAGCGGTGTCGGAACGCACAGAGAGGCTCATCACCGTGCGCGAGTCGTCCTCTGCGGCTGGACCAAACTCACTCTGATAGGCGTCCACGTCCATGTAGCGCTCGGCCCACTCGCGCGCGGTGTCGTAGGTCAGCGGCAGGATGTCCTCTCCCCACGTCATACCGTCGTAGTCGCGCGAAGCGTAGCGCGAGAGCGCGCCGCCCTCTCCGTGGATAAAGTACTCACCAGTGCGCTTGCGGTACAGCGTCTCGCACGTGTAGCTAAAGTCGCTGGTGCTCACCGGCGTGCTGCGGTGCGCAATCTCCGTCGCGGTGGTGGTGTCGTACAGGCGATTTTTGATGATCTTTTTCATGATATATATCTCCTTTCAGGTGTGCCTACCGGCAGTGCGGGGCGGCTGGTGTGTGATCGGTATGGTCAGTCCTCCAGACGGGCGAAAATTTCGCTGTCAATCGCGGCGCCAATCGCTTTCGCACGCTCAATCTCATCGTATACAGCCTCCTGCGATACGGCCTTGACCCATCTGTGCGCGCCGCGTTCAAAGGTGTATAAGCGGCAAGCGTACTCGCCAGCGATACGCCACTTGTAGCCAAGCGCCTTAATGTCCTCTTTGCGCGGGAGCGTGTCGCCGTCGAAGAAAAGAACGAACGGCTCGTCCAGCCCGCCCATATAGTCATCCATGCGCAGCATCAGCGGATGCTGTGCCTGCTCCGCCGCTCTGCGCGCTGCGTAGCACGCCGGGCACTCGGCAGCGCTAAGACGGTCCCACAGCTCCCAGCTGTCTGCGCTGCTACGCAAAAATTGATCTCGTTCATGCGAGAAGTCAGCGCCGCAAGTGGCGCAAATATAAGAACGTTTTGCCATGATATTTCCCTTTCTCCGGCTCTGCCGGTGTCGATGATGATGTGATCCGCTGGCGCGGGAGGTCAGATGACCTCGACGCCCAGCTTATCAGCAGCCGCGAAGATGACGGACTCAAACGTGTCGCCGTCGGCGGCGTCAAACGCCTCGCTCATGCCGGCCAGCGCACACAGCTCACGGGCGAGGTCCATGTCCCAGGTGTCGGCGCTGCGCAGCGCATCGGCGATTTTGGTAGCTTCGATGTTTTTCATGGTGGGTGTAGTCCTTTCCGGCCTGTCGGCCTATCGCGCTTTCCTTTTCTATGGTTCAAGTATAGCACAGAGTTTATATAAAGTCAACCTAAACGTCGAGTTTACAGGAAATAAATTTGCACAAAAATTGGTGCGGGAATTGTGCAGGATTTCGGTTTGATTTCTGCGGCGCGTCCGGCGCCGCAGAAATGAGAACGAAACAGCGAAAACACCTTAATTTTATACGCGCGCGTGCGCGTATCTTTCCGGGCTCTTTAACGGCTAACTTAACTGCGTGCAGCAGGAGAGCGTGAGAAGTTGAAAAACGTCAACCGTGTCGCGGACGTGTGCGCGCGATAGCAAATGCGGCCGGGGAAAGCCGGCTGAAAAACGGAGGAAGAAAGGATGAGAAAGCTGGTGGAGTATCACATCGTGTCCGGCCGCTGCGTCGAGACGCGGCGATGCATCCTGGATGTGTCGCCACGGACGCGCAT